TCAGTCTGTGCGACTGTATCAATTGAACCTGCAAGGTTGAATGCGATGATGTTAGCAATTGCTGGGTCTACATCAGCAAGGCTGAATAGTTCCAAAGCACGTGTAACAAGGACAGAGTTACCGTACTCAGCAAGAGTAATAGTAACTGAAGTTGGAGCACCAATCTGGACAGAGTCACGCTCTGTTGATTCGGTGAGTGCAGTTGTCTGTTCAGACAAATCTGCGTAAAGCTGTAGAACGATGGTTGAACCAGGGTTTGCCAATTTAGCAGGGCGCTTGTCAGCGACGCTACGAATTAGAGGCTCTGAACGCAACGCAAAGTCTAATAGTCGGTCATACGCCTTTTGGACGAGACCTGCAGCACCAGCGGTACCAGCGAGATTGCCGGTGGACGATGTATATGCATTAGCCATTGTTGTTCACCTCCTAGGTGAGTAGTGAAATTACTATGATGTTACTGTTGTGAATAAATAATGGCGTTGAGTTCTTCTGCGGAAGTCGCATTTTGAATTCGCATCATTATGTCTTCTGCCCTATCTGGTGAAATAGCATTTTGAGTAACAGCATCCATCTGTCGCAAACTTGCGATATCTTGCTGGCTGAGTTCGGTCTTTTGTGGACTCTGGACACCGAACACGTCACCATGTTCGTCCAGCCACGCCGAGATTGCATCTTCTGATGCTTCTAAGTCAGCAGGCACGAATGTTGCTATCTTTGCATTTACACCCTTTGAGGCGAATGTGTCTTTTATAATCCGCTCACGTTGGGACTTGGTTAGACTTCCAAGGTTAGTTTCAAGGTCCTTGATTTTTTTCTCTTGAAGGCGATTAGCCTTACGGAGTTTCTTTACAAGGTCTGTATCTGAGTCAAACGAAGGGACATAGTCCAAGTCGTCGTCGTCATCTTCCCAATCGGTATTTATATCGCGGTTGTTGCTCATAGCAACCTCTCCCTATATTAGTAGTTGTCGCACGCCGCAATCATAATGGGGGATTATAATCGGTTCGTACTATCGGTCTTGTACACCACCCAGGGCCGATAGGTCCAGGTGGGAATCTAGTTATATTTGACCAGCGCTTGAGTAATTGCTGTAGGAAACTGTTCTTCCTGTGCTCATTCCAGTCGATTGATTAAAGATGTTAGTGCCTAGTTCTTTTAATTTCTTGCGACGCGCGGATTCTAGACCAAGGAACTGTTCTGCTTCAAGTTCTGTTTGGATAGTCTGCGCATTTGCCGCATTGGCACCTTCAAAGATATTTGATAGACCAACTTCTGGCTGAAGTACCTGACCAATTGTTTCATATCCTTGGTTAGCAATATCAGCAATCTGAGCCTCTGAACGGCCTTGAGAAATAAGAGTAGCAGCATTTCTTGCAAGAGCATCTGCATTGAAAGAAATTCCTTTATCAGAACGACGTAATGCCTCAGTTGCAAAGGAGGCTGTCTTACGATTGATTTCTAACTGGGCTTCTCCGATTTTAGGGTCTAGGAAGAAGTCTGTTAAATCTTCTGAATTATTGATGTACTTGAGTTGTCTTAGTGTATTGACATACTGTGGGTCTGCTGTAATTGTCCTCAATTTAGCAGCCATGATACGCTCATCAAGTTTTTCAACAGTAACGTTGTTGGCTATGTACTTCTTGAGAGCATCAGGCTCTGCAAATTTAGAACTAATATTGTAACTCTTGATAAGGTTCTTTGTACCTTCAACAAACTGAAACAAATCAGCAGCACTCTTAGGTTGAGTTAAACCCTCATTGAGGTAGCCGTATTGCTCATAGAATGGGGAAGTAACTTTCTGCCCACTTTTTAAAGTATAGTCTTTTGCATCTGTGTATAGAGATACAATATTATCGTAATCAAGTCCCTCTGCAATTAAAGACATAAAGTACTGGGTAGATGAGTCAACTAATGTCTTGCTATAGCCAAGGCTAGAAAGCAATGACTTGAGTACAGTTATATTAGTTGATGGACCAGCAGAGTCTGTAACACTTTTAAGGGTACTACTTCCTCCAGCACCAGCATCATTACCGCCACCAAGATTACCGCCACCATCATTACCGCCACCAAGATTACCGCTAGCGTCACCACCACCAAAACTACCTACTTTAATTAAACGCCATTCGCCACCACCACCTGCAAAAACGTGCCATTGGTAATAAGTACCTGCTGGCGGATTGTCAAGGTCTGCTGGTTTAGTACTTTCTTTAAGGCTAACATCTGCCGCTTTTCTTACAACAGCAGCTGCTTTAACAGCGTCAAGTTTTGGAGTATTACTTACAGGTGCAGGAGTAGGTGCTGTATCAATTACTGCACGCCTTCTGGCTGTTGCTTCTATTTCGGCTGAGTTATCTATTGCGGTTGCGCGCTTTAATGCAGCGGCTGCTGCCTTCTTTAATCTTGCTTCATTTTGTGAATCTGTAGGCATTAACCTAACGCCCCCTTCAAACTCTGGAATAAGTTAACTGCCTCATTCTTGGCTTTAGAAGTTTTACCATAACGGGAATCAGCCATAACTGCTTGGTCAATTTCATATTGATTTGGTAAACGGAATTTACCATCTGCACCCTGAAAGTTAAGAAGTTTAATTGCTAACTTGTCTTTTTCGTTAATATCGCTTTCAAGGTTTGCTGATAAAGATTTTAGTAGTGGGTCTATGATAGTTCTGGCATCTCCACCAGATTTGACGTACTCGGATACACCCATAAACTTAGTTCCAACTCTAGTACGGACATCAGTTTGGTATTTCTTAACTGTCTCGTCAATTACACCCTGGTCTGTTGCAGCCAAAAGAGTTTTAATAATAGGAGTTAAAGTTGCAATATTTGGTGCATCCTCATAGTTAAGACTGTGTGACTGGCTCAATAGGTCATAGTAGGTCTTTGCTGCGCCACCAATAGTTGCCGCATCAAAGGCACCCTTAGGAGAGTTATCAACAATATATTGAGCAAGGAAGTCTTGTTGTTCTTCTTCTGTGAAACCTCGTCCAGTAGTGCTTTCTGTAGAAGTTTTGACGGCTTTCATTACTGGTGTGCCGTCTTTATTGTATGTAGCCTTGCCCTTAGAGTTTAGTACAGGCACATATTTAACAGTTGCTTCGGAAGTAACAGTTGCCTTCTGGCGTGTTGCTTCTTTAGAGTAAGATGACTTAAATTTAGAAATTAAATCAACAGATGGATACTGACTAAATGCCTTGAAATAGGTGTCTGATAAAATGTTTTCAGCATCAGTGCTATCTATAAGTTTAAGGGCAGTTGATATATCCTTGCTGTAAATTGGATTATAGGAAGGACCCTTTTTACCTTCTGGCTTTGCGCCATACTTAATATCATTTTCTAACCACTGGTTCCAAGTAACGCCATCAAGGTATGCATTCTGGAGTACTGTCTTAAAGGCTGAGATATCTTTATTATCAGTTGCGCCTAGTGGACCAGTTCCCTTTGACTTACCAGAACTACGAAGCAATGCCTGCATATACTCAAAGTCACTCATGCCAGGACGAAGTGTTGAACTCTTCTTTAAGGCATCTAACTTCTCAGCAGCCTTGGCTGCAAAAGCAAACGGGTCTGAGATAGAAAATGCATTCTCATACAGTCCGCCCTGAGCACGAATTATTGCGCTAATGCTTTGTTGTGCGTTGCCAGTTGTCGGACCAGCGGCACTGTTGCCAGTAATTTTTGTATTACCCCAAGGAGCATTAGCCATTTATTTATCCGTTTTCTTTAATAAGTTTGCAAATACAGAATAATACATACGAGAAAATGCTGGGTTATCAAGCATAAGTTTATTTCCCAAGGTCTGCAGTTCCTCTCTATACTTTGTATTTAGCCAGAAACTACTTCCCAAATCGGGATTCGGTGTAACTCTTGCATCTTGTAATTGCTTGATTGCATTATCATAAGCAGCATAGAACTCTTTAACCTCACTATAAATAGGAGACATTTTAAATGCTTCTTCTTTAAGAGCCTTGCCAACGCTAGCTGCTCGTGCTTCTTGTCGACCAGTAATTACATTGCTGGTAGGAGCATTACCATATGCCTTATTAAGGGCAATAACTTGTTGTGTATACCATACATCTGAGTAGGTATTGTCAGCCTGTTCTTTGCCAATTTGCGCAAGTTCTGATTTGTAAACAAGTTCCTCAGCGGCAGAAGCAATTTCTTCTGTGCTCAACTTCTCGCGGCGACTTGTTGCGCTTTGCCAGTTATAGTAGGAAACGGCTGCTTCTCCACCAGGGAAGAAGTATGGAATTACGTCAGCATCCTTAGTAGCGTACTTATCCGCCATTTGAGGATTCTTGTTTAAGAAAGACCAAGCATCATCGGTTCCAGTAACAGATTTAGTAGAACCACTGATAATAGGCAAGATGTTCTCTTTGCCAAACTTATCCATAAATTGTGCTACAGCCTCTGGATAGTTACCAGGGTTTGCCTTTGAAATCTCATCCCATGCCTTGTAAAGAACAGTTTGAGAAACAAAGTTATACTTGCCCTCTGGTGTTTTTACTGCAGCTAGTACCTCTTGAGAAGGTGTTGCTGGTGCCATACTTTGAAATAAAGATGTAAGAAAACCAACCCAGCGAGACATACCCTCTGCATCAGCAAAAAGTTTAGTTCTAGCAGCGTCATTAGCAAATGGATTATCGCCATAGTCCTGGGTGGAGGCTAAGTAGCCCGCCCAATCTTTAACGCCACGCTCAACGATTGTTTGGTCGTTAATTAAATATAAGAAAGATTTATTAAGCCAGGCTGGCAACACTATCTGTGGTAATGCTCCTACTCCTTTTCCACCTGGTTCTCCAAATGGAAATAGAATATTACGCATCCAATCGTATCCTGGTCCAAATGCTTGTGACTTACCAGATATCATAAAAGGAGTTGATATTGCAGGACCTAATCCAGGGAATCCTGGGTTTACAGAACCAAATGCTAAGTTAAGAGATTGAACTGGGGCTGTCAGGTTTAGTGCATCTTTAGGAAACTTTCCTTGTGCCATACCAGCAAAGCCACCAAATAATCCACTGAGTGGATAACGGAAACGCTGGGTACCAAACTCATCCTTGTAGAAGAACCCTTGTTCTTCGTCATAGTTTGTGTTGGTTAGGTCATAGATAGCACCTGAACCTGGCTTTGTAAGTGAATCAAATCCCTTAGCAAAGCGTATTACTTTGACTGGGTTCTGAACGCCAAGTTCTCCCCATTTTCTTATTGTATTACCCCAGGCCTGAACGAAAGGAAATATAAGTCTAAGTTTATTTGCTGCATCAATCTGGTTGTTTGCATCATAAAATAAATCTTTTACATACAAAGAAGCTTTGCGTGCAGCAGTATCATTAACATCCCCTATGGACATAATGCCTTTAGCCTTTATTGGGTCGTTCTCACGCTTTCTAATCTCTCTGTTAATGATAGAGATAGTAGGGTGTTTCTTACCCACAGCAATTAACTTACCAGAAGAGTTAGGAACTCTAATTTTTACAAGAGTTTCAAAGGCATTCTTTTGCAAAGTCTTAAGGTCAGCAACACTCATTGACGGTGCATATCTACCAATATAATCCCAGTATGCCATACGATACTCTGGTCCAAAGTTGACAAGATTTTCAAGTTTAGCAGAAATTTCAAAGAAGGCATTAACCATTTGCTTGAGTTTAGACTCTTCAGCAGCCATCAATGTCTTGGTATCTGCATAGATTGCTTTACCGCCAGGCATTTCCTCTGATGTAAAATGCTTAACAAGTTGTGCCTTAAATGCTTTGTCTGCTACATCCATGTCCTCATACTTGTTCATGTCTCGATAACGAGGCATACGTATGATTTCATTTCCCTTTTTGCCAGGAACAACAACCACTCCATCGGCTAGGAGTTTACGGATATAGGAACCTTTTTCTCCAGTACCCATAAGGTTAACAAGAGCGGTTTCATAACTGGCGGTTGAATTAGGGTCAAACATCCAGTTGTAGATATTCTCACGATTTAAATTATCGTAACTAAATTCAAGGTTGGAGTCTTTAAGGAAAAGTTTTGCAAAGTCTGAGACACTACGATTTTGGACAGTAACTCTTGAGGCGTCATAAATTTCTTTAAGGACGTCAGTACGGTCAACGTTATTTATCTTAACAACCTCATTGGCAATAAGTTTGTCGACAATAGCATTCTTGGCTACATCAGTATCTGCCTTAGCAACTAACTGCATAATATCATCTACATCAAAACGAGCCAATGATGTGGCTAATGCCTCATGGTAGTTTGCATCCGCATTGTTAACAATCTTATACATCTTGCCAATCATACGAACTTTAACATCAGTAGAGCGAGCATCTCCAGCACTTACTCGACGACCCATTTGACGCAAGTGTTCATCGATAGCAATAGTTGCTTCTCTGGCTGCCTGAGGGTTTTTAAAAGAGTTACCCAAGATATCATTTTCGTATTTAGCCCAGGTAGATGCAAACTTCTGCCAAGCATTACCATTAGGGTCTGCCATTAACATAGCAATGTAGCCTGCTGGGTGGTTAAGCAAAGTATCGTGGCCTGATAGGTATTGGCGGAATTGCATCTCACCAACATTGCGAAGCATGTAAGATATACGGAAAGCCAACTGAGTTGTTTTCCAAACGCTTGCTGCTTCTGTTGCAAAAAGGTCTAGAGCATTACGAGTTCCAATAAGTGGTCCAGACTTAGTGTAGTTCTGAATAGCACGTACAATTGGCTTTGTATCTGGCAATCGAACAACGCTATCTAAGAATTGATGTGCATAGACAGCACCAGTCATGTCAATTTGGTCAGCACCATACACCATTACGCCTGGTATGTCGCTAGGTAGCGAACCATTTAATGGATACTGTGTGTTAAGATTTTTTACTGGGCCAGATGCGCGTAGTTCACGTTCTAGTATCTCAAGGAGTTTTGGGTCTCCCTTGCCATAGGCATTTACCATAGCAACGTGTGCAGCGGTAAAGGAATCTTGAATAATCTTAGAACGAATTGTTCTTAGAGCTCTATCGCTAGTTCCATCTGCTTTTACAAGTTTATCTATTGTTTCATCAATAATCTTTTCCGGAACTTTTACAACAGCCATCCAGTTACGTAGTTCTTTAGAAAGTCGGTCTAGGTCATCTAGAGGTACAATGACAGAACGGACGACAGTCCTTGTGAGCAAGTTTTCCATACGTTCAACGGCAGCAAGCATCTTTTGATTTATTGGTGTTGATAATTTTATCATTGGCTGTAGATTTTCAATAGCCACATTTGCTTTTAGCAAGGCAGAACGCGCAATATTTGGGTCAGTATCACCAAGTCCTAGATTTCTGCGTAGTACTCTTAGTACATCATCTGCAGTACCAGCATCTGTTAGTTCTCTAACTACATCCATATCTAACTTATTGCTAAATAGTCTAGAGATTCTAGATGGGCTAGATTCGTTTGCTATTAATCGAGCAACAACGGCAAAGCGCTTGCCTAGTAGATACTTGTTTGCCTTTGTAATGTCGGCTACAGGAGTACCGCCAACATGGCTGACAAGACCTGTATCTGCTTTAAGCAGTTCAGCAAGATGCCTTCTTGTGCCTATCTGCATCTCTAAATCCATGACGCCTTTAAGTTCAGCGTATGCAGGATTGTTTAAAATCTCTTTAGCAAGGTCAGGGTCATTCTCTACATACTTGCGTAAAGCCCTGACTTCGCGAATTCTTTGGTCTAATGCAACACGATTTGCTTTAGCGGCATCAACTGCCATCTGTGCTTTGGCAATGACTTCCTCTGATGGCTGGACAACCTTCTCAACATCAAGCATAGCAGCGGCTGCTTCTTGTGGATTTAAACTTCTTCCAAGTACAGTGCTAGCATCAATTGCCTTACCACTTACAACCTTTGGATTTAATACATATCCGCCAGTTCCACCATGGATAGCACGGATGTTTTCAAAACCGTCTGCTTTCCAAATTTTAGAGATAACATTAACAATCTGAGCTAGTGCTCCACCTGTCTTGTCAAATTCCATTGAAAGTGTGTAGGCTTCATTTAAAAATGTTCCTAGGTTTAATCTTCCAGAACCTTCAAGTAAATCATCTACAAAACCTTGGGTATTGAGTCTATCAAATACCGCTACTTCTTCTGGAAATAAAGAAAGTCCGTTTCTTAGGTCTTCTAACTGTGTGTGAAGTGCAAGACGATTATTAATCTCTTTTGCTGCTCGTTTAGTATTGCCAGCAATGTCTGTAAAATCTTCTGTTAGATTAACAATCTTGTATTCTCTAGTTGTTCCCTTTTTAAGAGCGAACTCAAAACTTCCACTGCTACCAAATGTAACACCAGTAGAAGGTAATTCATTTACAAAGATACCGTCAAATGCGTTAAGTGTGTTCTTCTCGTCAGCGGCTAGTTGACTTAAGTTATCAAGAATACCGGCTTGGTCGCCTGCTCTAATTGAGTCATAAATTACTTTATTAACCTCAGCAGCTTCAATGCCAACCTTAGGTCCAACTCCACTAGGAGTAGGAACATCTGAAACTTTTAATAGGTCATTAAGACCTTGCAATTTAGCCTCAGCGGTCTTTTCTTCTTTGTATATCTTAGGTTGAGTAGACTTCTGATAAGCATCTTCGGCTTTCATGTAATGATTATCGTAATCACGTTTGATGTTACCCAAAGCATCAGAGCGTTGTTTTAGTAATTCTTTTTCTGAAGGCAAAGCCTCAAGGTCTTTAATGTCAGCAGCGCGTTGTTCTAGGCGTGTTTCTTCTGCAGCAATTCTTTTTGCTTCTGCTAAATCTTGTCCACCACGAGCAGTCTTGTTTAAACTTCCACCACGAAAAGCAAGTTTAACCTTACTTCCCTCTTTGACAACCTTTAACGCACCTGGTCCAAGCCAGGTTGATGGGTCGGTTGCAACGTTAAGAGTTGCATCTACAATCCCAGATAAAATTTTATATTGTGTGCTATTAGGATTAGCGCCAACTGTCTTTAATAGTCCTCGTCCAATAGTAAAAGATTGTCCATTGATACGACCATAAGCACCCATAGCCTTAGCCTGTTGCTTACCTACACGAGACTCTGGAGAGATAAAGAAACCAGAACCAGTGCTTACGCCATCGCCGTCAAACATGTCGCGCCCAAGGGCTCCAAGTGTTGTTGACTGGTTAAGAAGTCCTGCACCACTTGCATCTTTTAGTATCTGTCCTGCACCAATTTCGCCTTTAGAAGCAGCGTAAACATCGCGTCCAAGTGTTGTAAGATAATCATACGGTGTGCGTAATGCTGCAAATCCTACACGAGTTGTGCCCTTTAATCCACCATAGATAGCATCTTTAACAGTAGAAAGAAAGTTTTTATCTTTCTCCGCTAATGAAGGTAGTTTTTTAATTGCAGTTGCAGCAGTTAAGGCTTGATTAACGCCATCTAAAGAAACAATCTTGTCAATACCAGGAGTATCAGCGTTTGCACCTTGTCGTATAAGAGATACAACAATTTCTTTGCTGATATGTGGGTACTTCTTTACAATAGAATCAAAGTTAGCGTGTTGACTGCCGTCTAAACCAGCAACCTCTTGATTAATAAGTTGCTGGAGAACGCTTCCAGCGTTATCAAACATACCAGGTGCCCTGAATTTAGAGGGGTCGCTATATTTACCTAAATCAATTAGGTCTTTACCCGCCACTAAAAGATACCTTCTTCGTTATATGCCTCTAGCATACGGGCAAGTTCAGGAGTTGGATTTGTTTGGTACATAGCAGCAAGAAGAACATAGCCTGCATCAGGTCTATTAAAGCGTGCCATGAGTCCATCTGGACCAGTACCTGCAGTATTTCCGCCAGCGCCATTAGTAAAAATATCATTTGGATTATTTGGGTCAAAAATATTAGTGCTAGGTACTACAGGTGGAGGTGGCATTGTTATATTAGAACTTACCGCACTACCAGTTGGTGTAATAGGAGCATCTTGAACTGAACTCTCATTGCGCATACGGTCACCATATGCACCACCTGATGCCTGTTGAATCTGGGCATTGCGTTGAATTCGTTGTACGCGCTCTACATTGTTTTTGTCGACTCGTTTAGCCCCAGCACCTACTCCAGAAACTACCTGTGGTATTGCCATTTTTAGTCCTCATCTTCGTCAATGTGTTTTCTAACGTCTTCTATTGTTGGTATTGTTTGTAGCCAATCAGGATAGGCTTGCTTTGCAGAAAGAATATACAAAGCATTATCAACGCTAAATCCTGCCCTGCGCAGCGATTTATAAAATTCATGTAGTTCAATGGCATACCCGTCTAACTTAGAGTAGTCATTATCAACTACCTGCTTTTTACGAGTAGCCATGTTAGCCTCCCAGGCCTGCTAAAATACTTTGTAAGTCTTGTGGTGCTGCTTGTTGAGGGGCCCCACCAGAGGGTTGTCCAGGAACTGCCGGGGACAGGGGCGCTTGTTCAACTGGGCCCTGTGGGCCTGGTGGAGCCATCTCTGGCTGTGCTGGTTGTTCAGGTGCAGGCACCTTAAACACGGCCAGCGCAGCAGCCTCTATACTCTCCCCTTTGCGGCGACGTTCAATAACGTCGGCAATGTTTTGAATAAGCATTGTTGGGTCTTGACCTTGTGCTGCCATGGTAGGAATTGCCTGTGCGCTTGCTGTAATTGCTGCGGTTAGGTTCTCTCGCATCTTTTCAATCTCAATGCGTTGCTCTTCTAATGTAACATTAAGGCTAAACGGCAGTTCACGGCGAATAAAGTCTTTAGAGACTAAGTCTGCGCCAAGTGCCTGCAGTGAGAAGATAAGTGCACGAGATGGGTCAAGTCCTGCCATAAGTCCGTAACGGACTTCAACAGAATAGTCACCCTTAATGTCTTTGCTGGGTAGATACTTAAGTTCATACGGTGTGCCTTGTGCAACTCCACGAACATTTTTATCCATATCAAATAATTCTTGGTCCATACAGAAGGCAGTTTTAATAACATCTTCTAATGTCTCTGCAAGAATCGTTTGACCAGCCTTGATTTGAGAATCAAATGCTCCTAGAAGCGCTTGAACTCCTTGACCAGTAATAATACTGGCGTCAATGTTTCCAGTCCTACCCTCAGGATAACGTGCACCAAGTCTCATTTCAGATTGGAGTGCGGCTTGTTCCTGGAAGGCAGCGGCTGGAACATCTAGTTTCACACGGCCTACGCTTTGAGGCTGGGCAGTGCGAATAATTGCGTCTGGACCCATAGGAAGGTCGATAACGTCTTGTGGTACTACGAGTGGGGCTTGTACTGACTTCTCAGCAGCCTCCATAGCAAGGTTAGCAAAGCGTGCACGTGCTAACTGCACATAGATAACATCATCAAACTGTCCGCGCGTGTCATCATCAATAGCTGGACGGCGTGCAATGTGTACTGTCATCTTGCCTAACAAGTTTCTTGCCTCGTTAAGAATAAGATTATGGCGCATTGGGATATAGAATACTGTTACATCTTTATCCATATAGCGAATAAGTTCAATAGGTGAGTTGGTATTTTGATTAAAACCTAATTCACCTAAGATAGTACGGGCATACTCAGGGTATTCATTGGCAAGTTCGCCAATAGTCTTAAGATAGCGCTTAGAGTATGCAATACAGCGCCCAAATCTATCAAACTCAGGGTAAACACCCATTGGGTCTTCCACGCGAATACGTGGCATGTTATTTTCAAAGTCTGGTTCTACGTGAATAGGTAAAAATCCGTATGAGAAGTACCAGTCGGCACCCCAATACATCTGTGACTGTAGCCGAGATGTATAGACATAGTTGTTGGCTATCATTCCGCGCTTATCAGCAAAGGTACGGCCTCTATCTGAAGTCACATTAGTTGAAGAGCAGTTAAAGGATGGCAATGGCGCAAGTACTTCAGCCAAATCGCGGGCCGCAACATCAATAAAGTTGGCAATCATAGGGTGTTCCATGTTATCTGGAAACATATCTGGAAAGATAGATGCTATGTTACCCTTGCGAACAGCCATAACATCAGCCATACGTTTATCGCGGGCCGCAAAGCGAACCTTAAGGTTCTCTACGCGCCTTGCAATGCTGTCAATGTCTGTCATGATATCCTATTCGTAGATTGAGAATTCATAGTCGTTGACGTTTACTACGTAACGATTCTGAGTCTGTGCTCTTGTAGCCCACTTGTTATTCAAATAGGACTGATTGATACTTGCATTTCCAATAATTTCTTTAGCGCGTAGTTCACAGAACCACAATGCCATAACGCAGTCTGTCTTACCCTTAGTCTCGGGCTTCCAAGTAATCAACTGCTGAATCAATGCCTTGATACCCTCTGAGCCTTCCTGTGAGGGAAGTTCAAGTAGGTTATCATCTTGATGCGTGTTGTTGCGCGCGGTGCCAAATAGACCTGACATGGCTGCAACGCCAAAAGAAGTGTCCCATTTGTTCTTGCCTGTGAACTGGCTAGAGAACTTCACGCCAGAGTTGGCAAGGTATGAGCGCAGGTCATCATCTAGGGCATATGCCTTCTGATGAGCATTGGTCTCAATACGCAATTCTTGTGGTTGGTACTTAGTAACCCAGTCTTCAATCAAGTGTTGAATCTTTTGAGGGCTAGGCTCCCTCATGTTTTCTACATCTAAAATATATCGCTTGCGGGTCTGCCTGTCCACAGTCATAATCACTGCTGCGGTATTACCTGCCATAGCAGGGTCAAGTCCCATAATGGTATACCATGCACCTGGGGCAGGATGTCCGGCAGCACCTGGCTTTAGCGGCCCGCGCTTTCGCATCCCGTTGATTGAACCTTGGACACAGACAGGGGAAAAGATAGAATCCTCTTGTATGTCCTGTTGCTGGTAAACAAGTGCCCAAGCAGAAGCGCTAACTTCACTTCTTCGTCTGAATAGTGCGGGCCCGTTCCACTTAGGATACAGACCGTTTTCATCTGGAACTGCTTCTTCATCTAGACCTTCCCAAGGAATCTGTGATGCAGGCCATAGTGTTACCCAGTCCTCTGGAGAGTCATTAAACTCCAGCACTGCTGGCATCGCTAGATAAGTAAAGGGGCTCTTGCCACCCACCCAATGTTCAGGGCTTCTAATCTCACGGTATAAATCATTTGATGCGATACGGGTTCCTACAACCAAGAGGCGCCCACTATCTCCAAGACGAGTCACTACATCTCGTTGCAACCAAGTAAGTTGCTTCTCCCACTCATGGGCATTGGATGTAGTCACCACGTCATCTAAGATGATAAGGTTTGAGCGTGCTCCAGTAATTTGACCGCCGATACCTAAGGCTTGAACAGTCGGGTCTTTTTCCGTTGAGTCACGGCTTAAATAGATTCGGTCAGCCTTCCAGGTATCAGCGTCCTCTTTCCAGCCACCAGCAGAGCCATAGACGGCCTGCAACTTCGCCCAGCGCTCATGGCTAAGGCGTTGCTTGATGGAGTAGAGATATTCTTTTGCGCGCTCCTGTGTTTTAGAAACAATAGTAATCTTGATATTAGGGTCCATGGCTATGCGATAGACACAGTAGTTAACTGTGATGACCGTGGACTTGGCGTGCTCGGGGGGTACGTTTATCAGAAGGCGCTTCTTGGAGGCCGGGTCATAGACCATGCTATCGTGTAGATAGGAAGGCTCTTTGCCCTCCAGCAGGTCTACCCAGGACTGATGATGTGGAAAGATAGGGCTGTCTAGAAACTCCCTAGAGAACTCCTCAAAGCCTATCTTAAACTTGGCATCTCCTGAGACAATGCTCAGAGTCTTCTGGCCTTCAAGCCTTGCTGCCTCTAGTAGTTTCATAAAGGCAGGGTCTTTGCGCCAGTCTTTCATGACATCTGGTTTACGCCCAGCCCTTGCTAATGAGTCTTGTAGGTCTAGTCCTTGCTTAACATACTCAAGTACCTTAGCCTTTGCCTCTCGCAAGGCAACCACATTATGATGCTCTTTACCACCCTTAGCAACCACTATAACCACCTCATTTAAAATCCCCTTTATCGCTCGGCTGGCAAAGCCAGCCTCGCTAACCCCTATGGTTCGTGGCTGGCATTAAGCCAGCCTTTGGGCTGTCTTAACCACCCACTCACAGTTAGATAAACTCACTCACAGTAGCCGTTCGTTTATTTACTTCCTATATATACTAACCCGTTCAGAAAGGCAAAACGAACGCTTTGTTATCAAATCGTTATACTAATAGCATACATATCGGACATATCGGGCAAATACTGGAAAAATATTATAACCGGATAGTGTATACACCGACCGGAGGGAGGTTTAAGCACTGGGGTCGGCACAGCCGAGTCGATGTTTTTTTCTTTGGGGCTGGTGCGTCTAAACGCACCGTTAGCCTTGCATTATCTTGGAAGGGAGTGCGCCGTAGCGCACATTTTTAATCTTGGCTTGGCTTTAATCTTGTATCTTTATCGGGCGCAAGGCGCTCGGTTCTTTCCGCGTGACT